TCGGCCAGGGCCAGGTGCAGTTCGGGTCGTCGTTGACGGCATTCAACGCGGAGGCCCCGATCCCCGTAACCGCGGCGGCGCGCACCACCGCGGCCACGTTCAATACCACCATCGAGAACGCTATCGGCGTGTCAGCGACATGGGGTGCGTCGAGCGCGTCGAACATCATCACCGTCAACAACCTCCGCGCAGTGATCTGGAACTGAAGGAGAAACGTCGTGACGGTCGGGTTCCCTGTTGCTGCGGTCGACATCAACAACCGTGCCGGGCAGCTTGTCCTCGCCATCCGCGACGACCTCGAGCGGATCAAACAGTTCACGGCATGGCTGAACGATGCGGCCACCACCGATGCATTCCTCAACTCGGCCGGCATCTCTGGCAGCACATCATCAGGGGATGTGCAAACCCTGCGGGCATCGTTCACCGACCTGCTGGCGCTGTACAACGTGGCCCATGGCAACCAAGCGACCGGCGTGAATGACTTCTTCTTCAACGCCAAGCACCTGACCGGCGTCATCTAAACCGGGGGACGGTGACCCGTGGCCGTCGCCTTTGACGCTGTCGGGCCGTCCAGCGCCGGCCAAAGCGGTCCATCACCGCAGTCGTGGACGCACACCCCAGTCGGAACGCCCACCCATGCCCTGGTGGGTGTATCGGTCAAATCCGGCAACCCTGCGACGGTTACCGTCGGCGTCACCTACGGCGGCGTGTCGATGACCGAATTGGGCCGGATCGGGTCGAACAACACGACCACGCTCGGGTTTGTGGTCCTGTTCGCGTTGGTGAGCCCGGGCACGGGCGCGAAGACGGTCACGGTCACCACATCGTCGGGCAACATCATCGGCGGGTCGCTGACATTCACCGGCTCCGGCTCGCTCGGTACCGCGGTGACGGCTGCCGGTGATAACTCGACCGGTTCCGCTCCGCCGACCGTCAGTGTGACCGGCACAACGGCCGGGAACATGGTCGTCGACGCGGCTTGCTACGGGTCTGCCCTATCCAATCCCGGCCAGACACAGCGATGGCTGGACAACGTCGACGGGGCCTCCGCGGCCGGTAACGCAGCACAGCAAACAGCGTCGGCTGGCGGCACGATCACCATGTCGTGGGCGCCGACCCTGCTCGACTTCTGGGGCATGGTCGCCGTCGAGGTCCAAGCCTCTGGTGCTGGCACGGCTGGTGTCAGCGTTGCGGAGCAGTTCCTACCGCCACCGCTGTTGTTTGAGCTCGCCGCCCGCAATCAGGCGCAGTGGCAGAACGCGGCCAGCACTGTCCAAGCCGACGCCGGTGTCGCAGAAGTCGACCAACGCAGCATCACCAGCGCAGCCGGCATAAAAGGTGGCATAGCATCGGGCGCCACGATCGCACACCCCGCCACCAACAGCACCACCAGCAAAGGCGGCGCAGGCAACGGCAGCACGACAGCACGCGCCGTCACTACATGCACCGGCATCAAAGGTGGCCAAGGCACCGGAACAGCCACCGCGCGGGCGGCCACCGCCACGACCGCGGCTAAAGGTGCCTTCGGAACCGGCACCGTTGTTCAACGCTCAAGCAGCACAGCAGCCAAAGCGACCATCGTCAGTGGTACCGGCATCGCTCAACAGCGCACCGCCACCAGCTCGGCCATAGTCAAGGGTGGCATCGGTTCCGGACAGCCATCAGCGCGGGCCACAACCATCACAACGGGCCGGCACCAAGGTCAAGCAACCGGGCTCGCGCCAACCCGCAGCCGCACCACCGTCACCGCAACACATGGCGCCAGCGGAACCGGCCGAGCCAATCCGCACATCACCACCGGCGTCATCGGCGTACAGGTCGCCGCGTTCACCCCAGCCCGCATCGGGCTCGACGGCGGCCTGGCCACGATCGGCTCGATCGACGGGTCCACCACTGGGCCAAGCCTCGACGGCACGGCCGCAAACACCGGACAACTGGATACAAGATCGACCGACGCCGGTGGGCTCGACAGCCAGGCCACCATCACAGGGAACCTCGGCTAATGGGTGGATCACCGAGCAGCAGCCACTCCCGCTACCGCCGCCACCGACGCATCGTCCTGGCATACAGCGACCTCTGCGGCATCTGCGGCCACGCCGGCGCCATGACCACCGACCACATCGTGCCCCCCGACCAGTGGCCGCCCGGCACGCCCGGCCTCGACGACCTCGACAACCTGCAGCCGGCGCACGGCACGCTCGGCGCGGGGCGCATCCACAACCCCTGCCCCATCTGCGGCAGACTATGCAACCAGAGCAAAGGCAACCGCCCGCAGCACGCGGCGCGATCGCCACGATCAGAGGACTGGTGACCATGTACCTCTTCGAGCTGCACCGTGACAAGGACCTCAAGTGTGACGCTTAGTGATGGGCTGAGCAGTGGTCCACCCGTCATACCACTCAAGCAAGGCACGGCCCACCATCACGCACGCACGCTGCAACCCTTACACACCAAGGCTTTGCGACGCGCTACAACCCCTTGCAGCGTAACCGATCCAGCGCGGCTACAACCCTTGCAGCGCAACCGATCCAGCGCAAAAGTCCGAATTTTTGAGACGATCAAGGCCGCTGACAGGCAAGCCAGTCGCTAAATTCTCGACCCCGCGAAATTTTCGCCGGTCACGCTGAGTGATATCTTGCGTGTAGCGATTCGCTACACGCGACACCCGCAATCGCTTACGTACCAACGGTTCTAGCGTCGCTGGATGGCTTACGTACCAACGCTTTTAGTGAGGTTTGCGATGGATGTTATGCATCAGGAGGCGCCGTACCCCGAGGTCCTGTCGGAGTTGGTGCGGGAGCTGCACTATAAGTCGGGCTGGCAGTTCTACTTGATCGACACCAACCGCGGCCAGGGCTCGAAGGGTCTGACGCTGGTCATCAACATCACCGGACCCAACTCCTATCATCCCGAGCAGTCGATCAGCGTGAACCACTACATGCTCGTCCCGCCGGCGGCGTATGACCGGCGCTCGTGGCGGCATTGGCTGTTCGATCAGGTCCTGCTGGTGGAGCGTCATGAGGCGTGCGAGTTCTTCGACATTGACGGCGATCGTCCGTATGCGCCGAGCCATGGGCCGGGCAACGACCCGTACCTCGTGCGCGAGATCGGCACGTTCGAGGATCAGCGGACATCGTTCCGCGGTGAGGTCAATGCCTGACCTGCTCACCGATGACGAGCTACGCGCGCTGGCGTTGACGGCCGAGCTGTACGACCTGGTCGCTGCGCGCGTTATTGGTCGCGGGCCGTCACGGGGTGGCGACGTAGTCGAGCTGGCCATGCATGTGCACGCGATCCAGAACATGATCGCTGGGCAGGCGGCGGCGCGTGCTTACCCAGACCGGTTCCGTGTGCTGGGTGGCGGCAATCTCAACCCGCCGACCGAGGTCAAGTCACCGCCATATGTGGTGGTGATGGATGATGGCAAGCCGATGAACGCGCCGCGATGACCGCGCGCCGGCCCAAGTCGGTCGAGGCGGCGGTCCGGCGTGATCTGGCCCGGATGTCGGCCAAACAGGTCGGTGCGCAGGCGGCGCTGACCGAGATGGCGTTGCGTCTGGCCCGGGCGATCGACGGGTGGGAGGTCGGCACCACCAACTCCGCGGCCGCGTTCTCGGCGATGACGAAGGCGCACCAGGAGCTGCGTGCGACGCTTGCCGCGTTGATGGAGGTGGCCAGTGACGCTGACGACGGATTCGAGGCCCGTATGTCGACCCCTGTTCGGGACGCCTCGCAGTCCTGAGCGTGACACGTATGGCCCCCGCATCGCCGAGATCGCGGAGGCGCTGGGTAAGCCGTTGATGCCGCATCAGCGTGCGATCGCCGACGTGGCGATGGAGATCGATCCGAATACCGGGCGCCTGGCCTATTCGACGGTTGTGGTGATCGGGCCCCGTCAGGCCACCGGGAAGACAGAGATCATCCTGCCGGTCATGACCCACCGGTGCATGGGGTTCGCGCCGCTCGGGCCGCAGCGTGTCCTGTACACCGCGCAGACCGCCGACTCGGCCCGGGAGAAGTGGCGCGACCTGCACTATCCGCGGTTGAGGCGTTCCCGGTTCCGGCGCTCGTTCCATGCCCGTCTGCGCCAGAACGCCGAGGCGTTCGAGTGGGTCAACGGGTCGATGTGGTCACCAGGTTCGGCGACGGGTAAGACGGGCGGCACGGGTGACACGCTCGACTTGGGTGTCATCGACGAGGCATGGGCGCATACGGCACGCACCGAGTTGGGGATGCGCCCGACGATGATGACCCGCGACTCGGCACAGTTGTGGTCGCTGTCGATGATCCCGGGCATCAACCGCGCCGTGCCCGGGTCGTGGTCCTATCTACAGGGCAAGCGCGCGACTGGTCGGATGATGGTCGAGGCGGGTGTGCGTTCGGGTGTGGCGTTCTTCGATTTCGCGGCGCCGGGTGATGCGAGCACCACCGACCCCGCCGACCCGGCGACGTGGTACGCGGCGATGCCTGGGCTTGGCATCACCGTGCGGGAGGAGACGGTGGCGCATGACTTCGGGCAGATGGATCTCGTCGACTTCTGCGCCGAGTATCTGGGTTGGGCGCCGAAGCCGAACGCGGGCCGGTGGTTGTGGGTGACCCGCTCGACGTGGGAACGGCTACTCGATGCGGGCTCGCACATCGACGGGTCGAAGGCGTTGGCGGTCGAGGTCGCCGATGACCGCTCCCGGGCCTGGATCGGCGTCGCTGGGCGTCGCTTCGACGGGCACTGGCATGGCGAGGTGGTCGAGCCGGGGCAGAACATCGACGCGGACGCCGCCGGGATGGGGTGGGTGGAGCCGCGCCTGTTCGAGCTGATCGATGCGCACAAGCCGGTCACCGTCGTCATCGACCCTGCCCGGGAGGCTCGTTCGCTGATCGTGCCGCTACGCAACCGCGGCGTCGACGTGACCACGCCGAACCTGCGCGAGATCGCTGGCGCGTGCGGGCGGTTCTACGATGCGACCGGGCAGGCGCTCGACGATGAACACGAGCCACCCGTCAAGATCTTCCATCTGGATCAGGTCGAGATCGCCAGCGCACTGCAGGGCACCAAACCGCTCGACATCGGCGAGGGTGCGTTCACGCTGACCCGCCGCGGTGGCCAGGAGATCGGTGGGCTGCTCGTGGTGATACTGGCGATGCTGGGGCATGAGGTGAAAGGCGCGCAAAGCGTCCCGGAACCGCAGATCTTCGTCTGAACCGCTGTCGCAAAGCGTTAGGTTCTAACGGCCTGCGGTATACACGGTGTAACCTGCGCGCATGAGCATCCAGCGGTTCGCGGCAGGCGTGTGCGCGGTGGCCGGTGTGGCTGTGCTCGCCGGGCTCGGCTGGGCGCTCCTGGCCGCCGCTGCGCTGCTCACCCTGGCACCACCGGCCCCAGCACTCGCGCGGGTTTGGCGTCAACTACGTGTTGACGGCCGCCGGGCGTGGCGGTGGCTTCACGATGGTGGTCGCCGTGCCGTCGCGATCGCGAGCCTGCCCGCCGCGGTGGTCCTGCTGCCGGTGGGGGTCGGCCTGATCGCGGGGCTCGGCTGGGCGGTGTTCTCCGGCGCCGTGTCCTTGGGCGGTGTCAGTCTGCTCGCCGGCCAGAACGCCTAGGGGCCGGCCGTGGGCTGGCTGAGCGGACCGAAAGCCGCGGACTCCGCGCTGGTCGTCTCGTCCGAGCGGCAGATCATGTCGCTCAACCCGTTCGGCGCCGGCCCGAACCTGTCCGGGATGCTCGACCAGGACGGCTCCTTCGCGAACTACGCGTCGAGTGGTTACGGCCGCAACGAGCTGGTCTATTCGTGCATCCGCTACCGCGGCGAGTCGCTGCCTCAGTCGGTGCTCCGCGTATATCCGGGCTCGACCCCGGACGGCGAGGCGATCGACGATCATCGGCTGCGCCGCCTGTTCGAGACGCCGAACCCGGTCACGGATGAGTTCGCGTTCTGGGAGCTGTCCGAGACGTACATCAACCTGGCCGGCACGAACTTCTGGCTGGTCGTGAAGGGCCGCGACGGGCTCGCGTCGGAGGTTTGGCCGGTGCGCCCGGACCTGGTCGGTGTGCTGCCGTCGGCGCGGAACCCGGCCGACTACGTGTGGATCTACCGGCCGGACCCGGTCAACCCGCAGATCATGGTGCCGGTCGAGGACGCCGGATCGCCGCGCGCGCGCAACGCGCCGGTGGTGATGATCCGCCACCGGTTCCCGAACCCGAACCCGAACGATCTCGGCCAGCCGTATTTCGGTCAGCCGCCGCTGCGCCCGGCGGCCCGGGCGACGTCGCTGGACAATGCGGCGACCGACTACGTCGACACGATGCTGCGCAACAACGGTATGCCGTCGGTCATCATCGAGTCCGAGGCCGAGATCACCGAGACGATCCACAAGCGGCTCAAGTCGTTCTGGCAGCAGGCTTTCAGCGGGATGAAGCGCGGCACGCCCGCGTTCCTGCAGAAGGGTATGAAGGCCAACGTCCTCGGCCTGAACCTGACCGACCTCGAGTTCCCCGATCTGCGCGACATTTCAGAGACCCGGATCTGCGCGGCATTCGGTGTCGAGCCGATCCTGGTCGGCACCCGGGTCGGGCTGACGCACAACGCGTACAAGGACTATCACGAGGCGCGGAAGTCGTTCTGGGAAGAGGCGATGGTCTCCGAACAGCGCCGATTCATCGAGCCGATCCGCTCCCGGCTGCTGCCCTCCTTCAACGGCGTCGGCAAGCGCCTAGTGACGATCCGCTGGGACAACTCGGGTGTGATGGCGCTCGCCGAGGCCGAGGGCGACAAATGGTCGCGTGGCATTTCGGCGCTGAACGCAGGTGCGATCACCCGCAACGACTTCCGCCGGATGGTCGGCCTGAAGACGGTCGCCGGCGGTGATGTGTTCTTCAACCCGTCGGGTTCGACGGCGCAGCCCGTCGGTGAGGACCCGGCCGCGGTCGCGACGACGGTTGCGGCGTCCGTGGGTCTGATGGCCGCGGAGTACGGCATTGAGCTATCCGCCGACGAGCTCGACGCGTTGGCGGCCAAGTCGGAGGGCTGGACATCATGAGCGACAAGGCCGAGTGGCTGAAGGTCGGTACCGGCGGCGTCGTGCCGATGCACTTCGATCCGATCGTGGAGAAGGATGACGCCGGGCCGGGCACGATCACCGGCTGGGCGTCGGTGTTCGGCAACGTCGACCTGCAGGACGACATTGTCATGCACGGCGCATTCTCCAAGACGATCAAAGACTGGCAGGGGTCGAAGCGCTCGATCGCGCTGACCGACGGGCACGACAATTCGGCCAAGGGCACCATCGGGCACGCGACCAGCCTGAGCGAGACCGGCTACGGCCTGAAGCTCGGCGGGCAGTACGCCACGACACCCGACGCGCAGTCGATCCGGGCGAAGGTCAAGGGCGGATCGGTCGGCGGCATGTCCATGTACGGGCCAGTGATCCGCGCATCGTTCGAGGATCGCGAGGGCAAGGTGATCCGCATCATCCACGAGGCGGCACTACTCGCCGTCGGGATCACACCCGTGCCGGCCAACCAGGACGCGCTGATCACCGCGTCGAAGTCGCTGGCCGACCTGTATCCCGACGACGACGATCCGAAGACGAAGGCCTGGATCTGTGACATGAAATCGGCGCTGTCACTGAGCGCCAAGGATGTCCGCAACGCCGCCCTGGGCCTACTGATCAAGGCGTATCCGACCGCCACGGTGGAGCCGGCGGCGGTGCCGGGCGCCACGCCACCAGCACCACCAGCATCAGACCAGGGCGGGATCGACGACGCGTCGGCCTATGCTCTGTCCATCATCGGCGAATCCGGGCCGCGTCAAGACGCACCCGGCGGCGAGCCGAGTGATTCACTCGCCGATCTGCTGGCCCTCGACAAGGCCACCACGAGTTCCGACCTCGACGCCCTGCTGGCCGAGTTCGGGCAGATCGACAAGGAGTGAACCATGCCGAACGCAACCACCTACAAGGAGCTGAACACCCGCGCGCTGCAGTGCATCCACCTGGCGCGCACGATCCGGGATCGTTACGACGACCCGATGAAGATCTCGGGCGAGGATCTCAAGAAGTGCAAGACGCTGCACGGTGAGGCAATGCGGCTGCGCGATCTGGCCGTGACGATGAAGCAGCAGGACGACATGGAGTCCTGGACCGAGGAGATCGACCAGGTGCCGGCGGCGCTGTCTGCCATGGCGAGCGCTCAGGCGCATCAGGTTGATGGCCCGCAGTTCAAGGAGGCGCACGCCGCGCACCAGATGGAGATGTTCGCCAAGGCGATGCGTCACGGCTGGAAGAATGAGCCGTGGTTCAACGCGCTCGACGTCGCGGAGAAGGCGGCGCTGGTCGAGGACGCCACCGGGCAGGTGATCGTCCCGCACGACATCGCCGGCCCGATCTTCAAGACGCTGCCGCGGCTGGGTATCTTCCGCGGCTCGGGCCCCACGGTGCGGCCGACCACGTCGAACCTCGTCGACCTGCGCTCGATGACCGGTGCGACGGCCGGCTGGGGAAAGATCGAAGTCAATGCCGGCCTTGGTGCCGGGCAGACCGCCGATGTTGTGCCCAACACCCCTGTCGACACCGTCGAGGTTCACGATCTACTCGCCATGAGCAAGATCGGCGTCGACGAGCTGGCCGACACCGACGTCAACCTGGTCACCCTGATCCAGGGCATCATCGGCCAGGTCATGGCCCAGGTCGAGGACGATGCATTCGCCGCCGGCAACGGCGTGAGCAAGCCGTGGGGACTCGCGGCCCGGGCCACCGCGGCGGCGAACACGATCACGCAGGCGCTAACCGCCGGCACGGCGTCCGTGGTCACCGGCGACAACCTCAAGTCGCTGCAGTACCGGGTGCCGGCCCGGTTCCGCCAGAACGGCGCGTATTTCGCATCGGCGGACGCCGCCGAGTCGATCGCGTTGCTGAAGGACACGACGTCGAACTACCTGTGGCAGCCGTCGGTACGCGCGGGCGAACCCGACACCCTGTTCGGTAAGGGGTTCTACACCTTGGAGGGTCTGCCCTCGATGGCCGCGACTACCGCCATCACCGAGCCGTCAGTCATCTTCGGCGACCCCACTGCCGGCTACCTGCTCGCCGACCGGCAGCAGATCACGGTGCAGCGGCTCGACGAGCGGTTCGCCGAGCTGGGTCAGGTCGCGTTCATCTTCAAGATGCGTGTCGGTGGCGATGTGATGCGCCCGGCGGCGTTCGCGAAGTACCTGCTCTAGATCGACTACCTTTTGCGGCCGATTGTGGGCCGCTCCACAAAAAGGTGATATGCGGCGGGCCCGGCTCCTCGTCTGGCAGCCCGGGCCCGCCGCCCCACATGAGGAGGGCCACATGGCCAGGACCACCAACAGGGCCGGCGGTCACAACATTCCGGCGATACCGCCAGCATCGGGCGGTCAGGCGCGACCTGCATCGTCCGGTGACCCGGTCACTAACCCAGCGCACCCCACGTCCCGCAAGCCCAACCCGCCCACCGGCGGCGGACATGGGAGCAGCAAGTGAGAGTGACGGTGCTGCAGCAGGTGCACGCCCGCACCGACTCGGGCCGCACCTGGTCGGTCATGGAGGGCGTCGAGGCAACCATCGACGACGACGACGCGGAGATGATCAATCTCATCGACGTCCTCGACGCGCGTGGCCTGGTTCGTATCGAGCTGCCCGACCTGGCACCGCTCGATGCCGACGCCGACCCGGACGAGGAGACCAAGCAGGCCGACGTGCAGCCATCGGCTGCCACCAAACCGGCCGCCACCAAACCGGCCGCCACCAAGCCGAGCACAGCGAGGAGCACTGGTCGTAAGTGAAGCTGCTCTGGCACTCCGTCGCCCCCTGGGTCGGCACCGGATACGGCATGCAGACCGCGCAGGCCGTGCCCCGCATCGCTGCGATGGGACACGACGTC